GAATGGCGGGGGTGGAGGAGAAGGAGCGGGAGCGGACGGGGGAATGTTCGTTGGGAACGGTGGTGGCGGCGGCGGCTGGCTTGCCATCGGCGTGCCAGGAGTTCCCGCAGGTGGAGCCGAACCACCACCGAACAAGTTCCCCAGCCCTCCCAAAAGACCCTGTGCCGCCTGTGCCGCCTGTTGTGCCTGTTGTGCCGCCTGTTGTGCTAACTGTTGCTGAATCCACTGCTGCGCAGCATTTCCCATGGCTCCGGCCGAAGGGATGCCAAATGCACCTCCGATATTCCCGGCAGCATTGGCGATGTTGCCATACGTCTGGCCACTCATGGCAGTCGCCTGGTTCAGCAAGTCCTGCAACGAATTCTGCATCGACGATGTCACGTTGCCAGTGACGTAGTCCGTCACGGCTCCCGGTGTCGCACCGAAGGCGGGAGTTCCGCCAATGCTCTGGTCGGGAGTCAGGCCGGGCATGTTGAACCGGTACGCGCCGTAGACATCCCGAGGGGACGGCATGTTCATGTACTGGTCGAAAGCCTGTTGAACACCCCCCATCGCACCGGCCACACCGGCAGGACTCCCGGTTTGCGGAACGCCCCATGGTCCTCCGGGTCCATATGTCGGAGGGACGTACCCACCAACCGGCTGTCCAGGAAACCCGGAGGGGGTGGGGATCGTCGGCGGGGCCATCGGCTGGACCGGCTGGAGCCAGTCGACCACTCCCTGCTGATACTGATCGAGTGCCTGCTGGTAGGGCCGGTTTGCGAAGGATCCGGCCATTCCGACGTTGGGAACTTGCGGAAATTGAGGAGGGGCCATTTACGCTCCTTGCATCTGAGGTTCAGATCCAGACATCATCTGCTGGATCATCTGCTGTTCGTCACGACCGGGAGTCGCCGGTCCCGCCCGGTTGATTCTTTCGTTCTGCCGCATCGTCACCGGACTCTGCCTCGGGTCTTCCGGAGGGGGAGCCTGTTCGGCGGCGGTCACGACAATGTCGTTGAGTTCAGGAAGATTGCTGTACTTGGCGTAGATACTCAGCAACGCTTCCATGTCGATCCCCATCCCCTGCTTCTCCATCAACGGGAGAGCGGGGAGGATCACTCCCTGGACGATCTGGTTGATACTCTGCAAACGCTGGTTCGGAGAGAGGTACTGCATCGAGTACGGCTCGATCTCCAACTCGTGTTGATAGAAGGAGTGGCTCTGACGCTCGGCGGGAGTCAACTGGCTCTGGACCGTCGGCACGTCTGGAAAATCCAACTCCAGATCGTAGGTCTTCATCGGATCCGACCAGAGCCAGTAGCCGTAATCCCTGATAATGTCGCGAGTGAAACGCATCACCTGGTCCTGCATACCGGCGATGCGCTGGTTGGCACTCGCTGTAATCATGCGGTCCTGGCCGACCGTCTCGCTGCTCGCTCCCAGCCCGCCAAGACTCTCAAGGTTTCCCGCCAACCACGAGAACAACTGTTTGCTCTGCAACATGAAGGCGAAGTTCCGCTGGTCGATGCCCCCGAATTGCTTTTCGACAACCGAGTCGGGGTTGTCCACCGCGACCACTTCACCATCGGATGTCTTGCGGATCCGCTCGGCATCCCCCGTGTCCATGCCGTTGACGATGTTGTGCAGTCCGGTCCAGAGCATCGCCGGGGCCAGGGGCATCGAGTTGCCGGGAACCTCGGAGAACCACAGCATGTGAAACGGGCCGAGTCGCCTGTCCGGGCCGTCCCACTCCACCACCCGCAGTGGCAACTCGCCCTCGTTGGGTCCAAGGGTGACCAGCAACTTCTCCCTCGGCAGCCAGATCTCCCACAACTCGACCTTCTCCTCGTACTCCGTGTCGAACCCGCCGAACCCGCTGGCAAGGGTGCTGATTCTTTCGTCACCGCTCTCGTTGTAGTTCAACTCCCTGGCTGGCTGGAGATTGTTGCGGACATTCCTGTCGAAACCGGGAAAGGCCCTGGCGTCCTCAAGGTTCATCCGGTAGCGGTGTCCGCAGTAGCCGATCTCGTCCTGGCCCCGCGCGGTCATGTCATGCACCCAGTCATCAATCAGGATGTCGGTGCAGTAGGGGCGGGTCATCGAGAAGTCGTATCCGCTTTTCTCGATGACTCCCTTGTCCTCGATTCCCACCTTGCAGATGCCCATCGAGAACAGTCCGCTCTTGACGCAACGCTGCAAGACCCGGTGGACGTTGTAGTCCTTCAACGAGTCGTTCATCACCTGCTCGAACTCGATGCCGTAGGGCTTGATCTGCTCGTTGCGAGTCAGCACCAGCACCTGCGGCGGGCGGGCGACAAGTTGTCTCTCGTAAATGTTCGCAGCCAATTCCATGAGATTGACATGGACGGGCTTCGATGTGCCGTCGTCGGAGTAATACGATCCGACGTACTGCTCGATAGCCTGGCGGTGGCGAACCCGGAACGATTCCAACTTCTTGCGGGAAGCATGCATTGCCTCCCGAAGACGGGACACGTCCGTGTGTTTTTTTGGATTCAGTGCCACTCGTCGGAAACCTCAAGTTCCCGTTGATTCCGACGCCACGCAAGGGACATTACCGGAATTACGATTTCCGGTTCCTTCGTCTCCTCCCTGCGTTCGCGAAGTACCTTCGCACAGAGTGCATCTGCAATGACACGGTCCCCGTGCCCAGTGCCCCTGTTGGTCGGATCAAGTGATCTCGCTGAACCCCCGTGTTCAATTTTTCCACTCGCAAGATAAACGTATTCCCCGGCCTCTTCAAGAGCCTTTCTGCTGGGATTGATGAAACCCCTGCTGAATAACGCTTCCCGATATGTTGCCAACAGATCCTTTTTCCCATCACTCGTGGAATACCAGCCCGGCCTGTCGGTCACCTTTTTCGATATTCGCTGATCATGTGTCTGGTAATAGATATTTCCGTAATACAATTCCTCGACGATTGTCTTTCCGAAAGTCCTGCCAGGACCAGTCGCCTCCCAGATCAGAAAAGCCCCGCGACCACCCGGACCCTTGAACATCCTGCAAAGAGCCACGGCGATCTCGGCCAGTCGCACCGTACTCGTTTCATTGTCTGCCCACTCGGCCACCTTCTCACCGCTGAGACGGTCACCCACAGTCAGCACCGAATCACTGGCCCTGGTTCCCTGGGAGATGTCACAACCGATGACGTAATCCCTGTCGGCACGGGGAAGATCCTCCTCGTCAAGACTGCACCAGATCTTCAGGAATCCCTCGCCGTCATCCTCGAACCGTCCCTCATTTCCCGGCTCGATATGCAGTGTCCCCTGGTAAAGCGGGGGACAGCAGTACTCCTTCATCAGTGACCGAAGAGTGTCGGGATCGAAATACGGGTAATCACTTCCCTGGTAATCGATATCCAACTGCGTGGCGATCTCCACGGCGTGTGCCCGGCGGACGCATTCCCGGTCGTACCACGGGGATCTCTGTTTCCCGTCCTCGTCCTCGTACAGTCCGTAGGACTTCTCGGGATGCTCTGACCAGTGGAAACGCAACCGGGGAGTTCCCGCCTGTCTCTGGGCATGGAACGCATTGGCCGTACCGGAGGGAGTGCTGTTGAAGATCCGGGTATTGGTGTTGTCCGCAGTCGCGCTGAGAACATCCCAGCCACCCTGCTCGAAGGCGGCGAACTCGTCGACCAGCATCGCCGTCCGTCTGCCACCACGACCGATGTTGTCGGTGGTACTCTCCCCCTCCATCTTCGAGCCGTTCTCAAGGTTGATCAATTTCAACTTGTTTCTTCTGAAATTGGGCCGCATCCATTCCGGCAATCCCTTGAGGATGAAATCGACGTGGGAGAACAGGGAGTCCCCGGAGCCATCCACGAGGGATTCCTTGCGGGAAACCATCAGGTAGCTTTCCATGGGCCGGAACAGCCAACGCCATGTGAACAGCGTCAGGCAGATCCAACTCGCTCCCATATCCCGGCTCTTCTCGATCAGGACATCGGTCTGTCCGACGGACTCATCGAGGGCCAGGAAAGCCTCGTCCTGGTATTCCCAGGTGATGAACGGCAACTTGGGCGTCATCCCCGAAGAGATCTTCCGGGGGTCATACGTCCAACCGAAGACATTCACCCAGTAGAGAATGTCCCTGCTGCAAGCGATCCACAATTCCCGTTGCAGATTCCTGTCAGAACCCGCTCTCTTCAGCACCTCCTGCCGGTACTGCAAGTTCTCCTGCAACCCCTTGGGAACCTTGCTGTACAACGGCAGACTGGATGGATTCGAGCATTTCCGCGATTTCAGAAGTGGCGCGACGGGCATCCTCTCGGAATCCTTCCATCACCAAGTCCCTGTCCTCGGCCTTGGATGCCATCTCCAACCACCGGGAATAGAAAGTCCTTGGATCGCTCCTGGCAAACTCCAACAGTCCCCATGCTCCAGAACTCGGTGCATCTTCCGGATTTACGTCATCGACCGCAACACTTTCGTAGACCCACTGGAACTCGGCACGGAGACTGGCCGACTTTCCCTGGAATTGGTCCTTGCTGACCCTGGGCTTTTCCTTCTTCTTCGGGAGATCAGATTTCACCTTCTTGGAAGGATTGGTGCTGGCCGTCCCCCCGTAGCCGAGTTCGTTGGCGGCGGCGGTCCAGGCATCCTTGGAGGAAAGACCGGCCTCCTCGTAGGCCACCCTCGACGCCTTGAATTCCTTCATCATCCCCTCGGACTTCAGATGCTCCCAGAACTCATCCTTGGTCATCATCTTTGTCTCTCCCGTTCCATGCACCGACGGCGCGTGTTTCGTCAGTGTACCACCTGGTGTGACACCTGGTGCGCCTGTCGAGACAGGCCAACCGATGATGCACCACCGTCTTCCCCGAATCATCCTCGGACGTGGACCTCTTCCACTCCGGCTGCTCCCCGCAGAACGGGCATGGCAGCAATTCCCACTCACTCGTCATCACTTCCCCTCCGCTCTCTCAAGGAACGCTTCTTTGACTCCGTCAGAAATCGACATCTGGACGAATTCTCCGAAGCCAACTTGATTGAGAAATGCGTCCCTGCACCCCGTCTCAATTGCCTTGGCCAATAGGTCTCTGAATTCAGGGTCTTCCTGAAGTGCCTTAGACACGCCACCCTGAATGGCCTCAAAGATATTCCTACCTAAAGCGTCACCAAAGTCTGTCATCACTTCCCCTCCTCCAATTCGTCACAGGTAAGTTCCCAAGCATCTATCGCCATCTGTGTCGTATCCCCCAGGGCCGTGATCAGGCAGTGAGGGCAAGTCACAGCACCCATATGCACGTCATGCTTCGGGTCGTGAACCCTCTCCATGATCTGTGGGGGTTTTCCACATTCCGGGCACGGTCTCGGTTTCATCAGTCCCTGTGCCTCCGCAACCCATCCAGTGCAGCCCTGAGACTCTTCTCAGAAGACTCCAGTCGGTCACGCAGGCTCTCGACCTCATGTATCAGCCACAGCACGTCATTGGGCATGATCTCGTGGCGACGACGCCTGATCGAAATAAGCCTGTCGGAATACGGCCGCTTGGGGCTGTTGATGACATCAATCCTCATCTCGCCAACCGCCAGCCAGATCAATCATCGCAGAAGCCAGAACAGCAAATCCGCACACAATGAACAAAAACCCCAGGTAGGCTTCCATGCCTTTTCTCCTTTTCTACAGTCCACAACCGCCCTCGCATTCCATGTCAAACAACGACAGCTGGTTGTCGTCCAGGTCCACGTCCCGCAATGGAC